CAGAATTGTCTGCAAGTAACGCTTTAATTTCTGCAAATACAGCGACGACTAAAGCGGCTCAAGCTGCTAGCAGTGCCAGCGCAGCGTTAACTTCTGAAAATAATTCTGCTATTAACGCTTCAAGCGCACAGGTTTCCGCTACTAACGCTTCTGCTAGCGCTACTTCAGCTAATAACTTTGCAGTAAATGCTGCAACTTCAGCTACTAATGCTGCTTTAAGCGCAACTGCTGCAACAACTAAGGCAACAGAAGCTGCTACTTCAGCTACTGAAGCTGCATCAAGCGCTGCTTCTGCTTTAGCTTCAAAAGACGCTGCTGCTTTATCAGCATCCTCTGCTGCTATTTCTGAAGGTATTGCAACAATTAAAGCAACAGAAGCAAACACTTCAGCTTTACAAGCAGCAACTAGCGCTAACTCTGCTAGTACTTCTGCAACAAACGCTTCTGCTAGCGCCGCCTCTGCCTTAGACTCGGCTAGCTCTGCTACTACAGCTGCTACTAATGCATCTACTTCAGAAACAAACGCTGCTGCAAGTGCAACTAGCGCTGCTACTTCAGCTACTAATGCTGCTACATCTGCATCAACAGCAACAACTCAAGCTGGTATTGCTACTACACAAGCAAGTAACGCTACTACTTCGGCTTCAGCCGCTGCCACTTCTGCCTCTGCTGCCCAAGCCGCTGCCGACCAAGCATTAGCTGCTTTTGATAACTTTGACGATAAATATCTAGGCCAAAAATCAGCTGACCCTACTGTAGATAATGATGGCAATCTACTTCAAACAGGAGCATTATACTTTAATACAGTAGATAATGCAATGAAGGTGTACACAGGTACTGCCTGGGTAGCTGCCTATGCTTCATTGTCAGGTGCTTTATTATCTAATAATAATTTATCTGATCTACAAAATGCGGCGGCTGCTAGAAATAATTTAGGACTAGGTTCTGCTGCTCTTTCTAGTTATCTTGATTTTGCAACTGCTGCTCAGGGTGATAAAGCAGACAGCGCATTACAACCATCATCAGTTGGTACGACAGTACAGCCTTATAATGCTAATACTGTTGTAGATGCAAGTTATGTACATACTGATAACAATTATACAACTGCTGAAAAAACTAAATTAAGTGGCATTCAAGAAGGCGCTGAAGTAAACGTTAATGCTGACTGGAATGCTACTTCCGGTGACGCTCAAATTTTAAACAAACCTGTTTTAGGTACAGCAGCATCACAGGATTCAACTTCGTTTGCTACTGCAGCTCAAGGAGCTAAAGCAGACACTGCTGTTCAGTCAATTACTTCTAGTAATGCTAGTATTATTACAACAATTAATGGTACTACTATTGATCTTGTTGTTTCTTACGATTCCCCTGCCTCAGTATTAACTGCTCAGGTTAGAAACGAAACAGGTAGCACTCTAACTAAAGGTACTATTGTATATATTTCTGGTGCAGCAGGTAATAAGTGTTTAGTAAGTAAAGCTTTAGCTACAAGCGAAATCACTTCAGCTACCACCTTTGGTATGATTACAGCCGATATTTTAAATAATCAAAACGGTTTTGTAACAATCTCAGGTATTGTGTCTGGCGTAGACACTTCTGCATATGCTGACGGTACTACTCTTTATTTAAGCCCTACAGTGCCTGGTGCCTTTACTAATGTAAAACCTGTAGCTCCAAACCATATGGTTTATGTTGGTACAGTTACTTACTCACATGCAAACCAAGGTGCTATTCAAACTAGAATTCAAAACGGTTATGAGTTACAAGAACTTCATAATGTTTTAATTACTGCAGCTACTAACGGGCAAGCATTAGTTTATGATTCTGCAGCAGGATTATGGAAAAACTCTACATTAGATTTTATTCCTACTTCTGCATTAAATACAACAGTGCAAGGTTACGATGAAGATTTAACTGCAATTGCAAATTTAGCAGGAACTTCTGGTTTACTTAAAAAGATTGGCGTAAATAACTGGGCTTTAGATACCTCAAGTTATTTAACAGCTAATCAAAATATCTCCTTAACAGGTGATGTTTCAGGCTCAGGTACAACAAGTATTAATGTTACGGTTAATGATGATAGTCACAACCATACATTTAGTACTGTATCTGGTTTACAAACTGCTTTAGATAGTAAAGCTAATACAAATGGCAGCAATGCGACAGGTACTTGGGGTATTAATATTTCAGGTAGTGCTGCTCAATTAAATAATCAGAACGCTTCATACTATTTAAATTACAATAACTTAACAAATGTAAGAGGCTATGTTACTTTAAAACAACCTGACACTTTGCAAGTATATACAGGTGTAGATAGATGGTATGCACCAATGCCTTTAGTTATTGATAGTGTAACTGCTAGATTAAATACAGCTGCTGACGCAACAGTAACTATTCTAATTAAGAAAACTAGCGGTGTAACTACCACTACTACAACATTAACAATTGACGCAAATTCTACTAAATCAGTAATTACTCCTGCTATTACTATGGCAGTAGACGATTATTTAACTGTAGATATTACAACAATTGGAACAACAAACAAAGGCGCTGGCCTTACTTTAAACTTTAGTTATTTAAAATCTTAAGGAGATTTAAATGTTAACAGAACAACAAATCAAGGAAATCAAATCTAACATCAACTTTTCTGATGAATCTGGTTTAACTTTTACAGCTTACCGTTTATCACAAGAAAAAGCAATGGAAAAAGGTATTAATCTTTTAGACATTGATCCTGGTCGCTTTTTCGATAATTACGCTTTTTCATCTGCTATTATTAAAATTGGCGAATATAACGATGGTTATTTTGGTGTAGAAGAAGGTAGAGAGTTAGAAATTAAAGACCCTGAAGGTCTATTTGAAAAGATTGCCTAATAAGGAGTAACATATGTATATTCGTTACGAAATGAACCCTGCATCGTTATCTAATGATCAAACTACAATTGATACTATTTTGCAGGATATTTATAATGCTCTATCAGGCACTTATACTTCTCCCTCTCAATTTAATGCTACAACTTGTAACAGCGCTTTATCAAGAATTGTTGGTCCTACAGGTGGGTTAAGTGGCATTACTTTAAATGGTTTGCAAATTTACCCTTATGTTACTTGGAGTAGCGGTTATTTACAAATCAACAAGCGCCATAGCGATCATAATACTGTTACAGGTTTACCTAACTTTACACCTACTTATTATTCCTTTTTAAATTGGGATACGTCAGGTTATGGTTTAAGACCTCGTATGGCTACAACAAACGGCTATACTTACGCATGGCCCTATAATAGTGCTTCAGGCTATTGGCAAGATAATACTGGTAACTATGGTCAATTAATGCCATCTAATATTAGCCGTATTTATGTTTACGCTAGCGCTTATTGGATTATTTTCCAAGCTGTAAATACTTCAGGTAATATTTTTACCCATATGGCTATGGATTATGAAGCCACTATTGAAGACTCTTATTATTTCAATAGTGTTAATGCCGCAATTTTACCTGTTTTAAATTTCTCTGCTGAAATGGGCACTAGCGTTCTTGACGCAGGCGCTAATGGTAATGATAATATTTATATTGGTAAAAGAGGTTATATTACTAATTCAGGGTCTACTACTGCTAATAGCGCACAAGGTAAAGATGCTAGCTCTTATTGGATGCCTGTTAACTACAATGCCTTTACAGTTGTCCCTAACCCTGTTACTGGTCAATACCCCCAATACGCGCAAGGCTATACTGGTCTACAGAATAAGCTAACTCCATTATTTGCTTCAGGTTACTCTTATGATTCAAGCGGTCCTAACGCAGCTCTTAGAAAAATAGATTATGTATTCAGAGGGCCAGATAACTTAGGTGCAAACGGTGAACAAGTAGTTATTGATGGTGTAAACTATCGTATCTTAATTGTACACAAATCAGGATACGCTGCATCTAATATTTCTTGGTCAGGCCAAACTAGAAACGCTTGCTATTTAGTACCTGAGCTAATCAATAATCAATAAAGGAATTAATATGCTAATTCAATTTACAGTTGACGGCTCTAACTTAGGGTGGTGGGGTCTATTCAATGCAATTAAAACAGCAGCAACTGCACCTGCTGGTGTTAACCCAGCTAAACCTTCTGGTGTAGGTGATTGGAACGTTTTATCTAATACTACAGCAGGTGGATGGACATCTGCTGTTTTCCCAACTAGTAGTTTTGCAAGTGGTGGCAACCCAGGGGAAATGATTTTACATGCACCAATGAAGAAAGAAAACGGTTATACTAATATTTACAGAAAAGCCTTCAGACTGTATTTTAACGGGTCTAGTGGTAATTCAGGTGCTGGTTCACCTCAAGTTGGTAAATTTAGAACTACTGATAATGCAACTTGGATGCAGTCATTAACACCTTATTCTGGCACTACTACTTCTGCTAGATACGATACGTTTATGCATAACACCACGCAACCAAATAACTTTTATTATTATATTTCTGTAACAGAAGAATATTTAATTCTTTACGCTTTTAGCGCATACAATGCAAACGATTATGATAAGAGAGTATTAATGGTGACTGATCATTCTGTTGGTCACCCATTAGATCATAGCTCTACTTCTTTACATTCACCGTTTTATGGTTTTTCTATTCAAAATAATGGAACTGTAGCCGCTACTAATGCTTCAACATATAACGCTGAATTCTTAGATGCATATATTTCTTTTGCCCAGCATGCTAACCAACTATCAGGGCCATTCAACTCGTTAACAAACGGTGGTGCCTACCTAACAGGTGCATTAGGTGTAACTACAGCTAGAGCAGCAACTGTCTCTATTACTCAATCTCATGCTTTACCAACTTACCCACCATTCTTAACATACAGTGATACTAGTGGCGCTTACAATAGTAATTACATGATGCGTTCAGACTATAATGATGAAGGTTTTGAAAAGCTATCTATTAACGATATTGTTGTAGAAAATATTGCTAGAGGTAATTTCCCCAGAACTTTGTATGGTCTTAAAATGATTGGTATTACTAGAACAAATTACAATATTAATGCTTATCAATACGACTCTTACCCTGGTAATGAAAAGTATATTTCAAGTAATGAAACACCTTCTAAAACATATTTAATGTTTACTATTGGTAAGAACGTGTTTGCAATGCCAAAAGCGTAAGTAATAAAGAGGGGCCAATATGAGCTATGTCCAGTCATTAAAAAGTTTTAATGATGCCCCTTCTGTTTTGTATGCTTCATATAGTGCAGTATCAAAAGGTATTTTAAACTTAAAGAGTGTTTTATTTAACCAAAAGCTACAAAAAGCAGCTTTGGGTACAAATAATTATATTCAATCTTTAAATAATTTTACAACACCTCCGTCTGTACGTTATTCAGCTATATCTTCTGCTTTATCTGGTATTAAGCTTTTAAGTAACGTTTCATTCAATCAGAGGCTGCAAGCAAAAGGCTTAACAGCTTCTGGTTATGTGCAATTAATTAACCCGTTTAGCACTGCTCCGACTACTAAATATTATAGTATCTCAACAGCAATTAGCGGTTTAACAATATTAAAGAATGTTACTTTTAATCAAAGATTACAAGCAAAAGGTTCATCTCTAGGGGGCTATGTTGCTTCTTATTTTACTTACAACACTGCGCCTACAGTTAAATACTACACATCATCTACTGCTATTAGTGGATTAGTTATTTTTAAACTAGGTTCAGCTACAACTTCTGGCCAAACAACTACTCCTTCACGAGTACAATATTGGAGTGATTAATATGTCATCAACTTTACAACAAACAACAGAAACAGGAGTTAGTATGGCAACAAAAGCCGCTGCCCCAGTAACTGTTTCAATTGCCACGGTTGCTGGCTATCAAGTATCCGAGATTTTACTCTGGGCTACTCTTATTTACACTATTTTAATGATTGGTCATAAGCTTTATAGTATCTATAAAGATATTAGACGCAAAGACGAACCTTACGGTTATTGATATAAGGGAGCTACCTATGATTGAAAGAATGAGGGTAGCTTCCCTTTCTTTAACTGCTTCTGCATTAATTAGTATTGCAGTCCATGAAGGTTTTAGATCAGAAGCATATACACCAGTTAAAGGCGATGTTGCTACAATTGGTTTTGGAACTACAGACAACGTAAAGTTAGGTGACAAAATTACAGTAGAACGCGCATTGATTAAATTATTACAGGACACAAACAAGTTTGAACAAGCAGTTAAACGATGTGCTGATGTACCTATGTATGCTTATGAATATAGTGCATATGTATCATTAACATACAACATTGGTGAAAACGCTTTCTGCAAATCAACTCTTGTTAAGAAATTGAAAGCATACGACTATGACGGAGCTTGTAAAGAAATTCTTAAGTGGGATAAGTTTAAAGGTAACCCTTTACCTGGACTTACTAAGAGGCGTATGGAAGAATACCGTATGTGCATCAATGATTAAAACAATTATACAAGCCGTATTTCTTTTGTTTATTGGTTATACTAGTTATGATTATGGTTATAAAACAGCTTTTAATAAGCAGTCTAATAGCTATATAAAACAATTACAACAACAAGAACTTAAATATCAAGAACTACAAAAGAAGTTTGTATTAACACAATTACAAAAAGAAAATGAAATTAAAGCTATTAACGCTAAACATAGTGCTGTTATTAGTAGCTTGCGGAACCGTCCCGAAAGAACTACCTCCCAAGAAAGTAATAGTTGCTCCACTGTCTGCTCAAGAGCAGGAAGCACTGGAGAACAATTATTTAGAGAGGATGCAGAATTTCTTATCGGGGAAGCTGCCAAAGCAGAAGTAATTAAACAATCGCTTATTTCTTGTAGGCGGTACCTATTAGAAAGTTCTTATGATTGAATATGCTGGTGAACAATTTGCAGGCTATAACAAGCCTAAAAGAACACCTAACCACCCTACTAAGTCACATGCTGTCTTAGTTAAAGAGGGTAGCACAGTAAGGCTAATCAGGTTTGGTGAACAGGGTACTAAAGGTAGCCCTAAAAAAGAAGGTGAGTCAGAGGCTTATCGTAAACGTAGAGAATCTTTTAAAGCAAGACATGCTAAAGACATTGCTAAAGGACCATTAAGCGCCGCTTATTGGGCAAATAAAGTCAAGTGGTAATAAGGACTTAAATGAAGAGAAGTGAAAAGCAGCGTAGGGAACGTATCCAACGTGATACCTCTTCCTTTCACATTCAACCTAAAACAAACAATCAACAACTATTATTAGAAGCTATTGAGGAATTCCCAATTGTAGTTACGCTAGGCGCTGCTGGTGTGGGAAAAACCTTTTGTGCAGCTAGTAAAGTAGCTCAATTATATTTAACAGGAAATTATGATTCTATTATCCTTACTCGTAGCAATGTACCTACTGGTAGATCCTTGGGGTTTTTTCCTGGGGACATCAAAGAGAAGCTAACACCTTGGTTATTACCTTTAATTTCTGTATTAGAAAAGCAATTAGGTAAAACTAAATACGAATATATTTTAGCTAAAGATATTCTTCAGCTACAACCTTTAGAAACAATTCGTGGTAGGTCATTTGAAAATTCTTTAGTATTAGTTGACGAATGTCAAAACTTAACTATTGAAGAATTAAAGGCAATCACAACTCGATTAGGCGAAAACAGTAAAATGATTCTGATGGGTGATAGCTCACAATCAGATATTAATTCAGGTAAAGATATTCTCAGGTTTGTTAATATTTGTCGTAAGCATAATATTGAAATTCCAATTGTAGAATTTACCGTAGACGATATTGTCAGATCAGATATTGTTGGTCAACTTGTAAAAGCCTTTATCAAAGAAAAATTATAAGGAACATATATGCCACAAGTTACACAATTAGGTAGTGGAGGTCTTAATAAAGACGTATCTCCTATGCTACTACCACCAAACATTTTTACAGATGTTAAGAACGTACGTTTCCGGAATCAGTCCGTTGAAACAATTACTGGAGAGATTCTTGGTCGTACACTACCTGTTGCTGCTGACTTTGGCATTCATTGGAGACGACCAGACCAAGGGTATAATATCTTTGCTAAGAACGGTTATATTTACAGAGTAGATTCTGCTGGTAACGTATCTAATATGTTATCCTCTAATGACGCTCAATATAACAATAGTGATTGGCAAGGTACTGCTTTTAATGGTGGTTTTGCTATTATCATTAATAATGGTAAATCAACCCCATTATATTGTCTTTACGGTGATCCTACTGCAACTAATTCATTTCAACCATTACCTAATTGGAATTATGCAGCAGGTTTAACTATTACTGCTAAAGTAGTTAGAGCATTAAATTATTCGTTAGTTGCTGCTAATTTAACTATTAATGATGCAGGTATTATTACTTATGCACCTGGCACAATTAGAATTTCAGCTCAAGCAGCTACAGGTAATGTACCAAGTGTATGGGAACCCGGTTTAACTACCGACACTGCTGATGAGTTTGAATTATCTTCTACAGCACCTGTATTAGATATGGCTGAGTTACGTGGTAGTATGTTTGTATATTCCCAAGACAGTATTTCAATGGTGTCTATTGGTAATCAAACTATTGTAAAACCATATTCTAAAACTCACGGTATTTTAAATACAGATTGTGTTGTAGAGTTTGATGGTAATCATTTTGTAGTAGATAATAATGATATTTACGTACATAATGGTTCAGGTAAAATTGATTCTGTTGCTGACAGCAGAATTAAAGATTATTTCTTTTCAAATTTAAATAAAGCAGCAGTAGATAAAGTACACGTAGTAAGAGATAAATACTATAAAGAAATTTGGGTAGTATACCCTAAAGGTACATCTAGTGTTTGTAATGAAGCTTTAATTTTTAATTATGTTAATGCTACTTGGACTATTAGACAATTAACTAATGTTACCTATTCTTTTATTGGTCCTTCTAATTTAAATAATAGTTTTCAATATGCTAAAGATTCAGTGTATATGACAACTAATAGTACTACAACTCTTGTTACAAATGATTCTTATCAAATGTATAATGGTACTACTTTAAGTAATTTTACTTCTTATATTGAAAAATTAAAATTAAATAGTGGTGATATTAAAGGTAGTTCTTTAATTACTTCCCTATACACTGTATTTGATCACACACCTAATGGTGGAAGTATTAACATCTACGTTAAAGGTCAAAACAATTATAACGATACAGTTACATTTGATTCAACAGATATGTTTGTATTCCAGCCTGACAACCCTAAATCACAAGGTTATAAAGTAGACCCAAGGGTTAATGGTCGTATTATGAACTTCAAAATTGAATCTAATAGCTATTGGCGACTACCACTTTATGACTTTGATGCTAAACCCGTAGATCGGAGGTAATATGCAATTTATTCCACCATATACAGGTAACAACGACCTAGACGCGTTTCTATCTAATTTAGCTAATGCTTTGGATAGTGTGTCTTTAACTACAACACCTGCAGTAGAACCTGATTTACCAAATGGTGAACCAAAGTCATATAAGTTTCAATACTTACATATTAAATATGCCGATGACAATACTGGCACTAACATGTCAGATGATCCTAGCTTTAAAACTTACTTTGGTATTTTTAATAGTGAAACAGATGTAGAATCTACTAACCCTGCTGACTATACATGGTATGCAACAGCTAACGGGTTTGGTGCTGTAAGCCGTTTATACTATTTGATTTTAGGCAATCGTACAATCAAGTTTGCTATTGCCACTGGCTTACCTGACTACAAATGGGTAATGGATGATGTCATTGCTATTGATTTAGATGTGTTAGTCCCAGACTTAACTGTATCGTATAATGAGTTAATGAACGGGGCTGTTACAGAGTTGAAGATTGCTGACGCAGCCGTAACAGCAACTAAAACAAACATTGCTGCTTTAGATCAAGCTACTGGTGGGCTAAAACCAAACACAGTATCAGCAGCGCAAATTATGAATGATGCTGTTACTGAACTAAAGATTCTTGACGGTGCAATTACTAACGATAAGATCTACGCTAATGCTGTTACTTCAGATAAAATTGCAGCTAACTCTATTGGCGCTAACCAAATTGCAGCTAACGCAGTAACTGCTGTTAAGATTGAAGCAGGATCAGTAACTACTGAAAAGATTTTTGCTGGTGCAGTTACTGCAGATAAAATGACAGTTAATAACCTTGCAGCTATTACTGCTAACATGGGTACATTAACTGCAGGTACTATTACAGGTACTGCTGATTTAAAAATCTTCGGTGACGCAGACTTTCAAGGTCAAACAACATCTACTTATACTTTACCTGTTAATGGTATAAGCTACCCAATTGATTACAGTTCATTTAGTGTTGGCGCAACCTCTGCTGGATCAAGCCGTGTTCGAGTTGGCGCTATGGGTAGAGCTAACTCAGTAAACTCACAATGGAACGTAGGTGTCGTAGGTACTGCAGTTCCTGGTTTTTATAATGCAAATGCTATTGGTGTATTTGGTCAAGGCTATTTTGGTGGATACTTTACTTCAGACAGTACTGCGGGTGCAGGTATTGTTGCTGAAGCCGCAAACACTTCTTCTGCTGCACTTTATATTAACCGTGGATACTTAAAATTTATTAATGTTAATATTATGCCACCGGATGGTGGTACTGATAGGTATCTACGTAATGACGGTACTTGGGCACCAGTCGCAGGGTTAGGTGGAGGAACAGTAACTAGTGTTAGTGGTACAGGTAGTGTATCAGGGCTAACTCTTTCTGGTACAGTAACTACTTCTGGTTCTTTAACATTAAGTGGTTCACTATCCCTTACAACGTCTAATTTAACTGCTACTGCTCCTGGCTCAAATTACTTCCTATCAGGCGGTGGGTGGACTACAGTAACTGTTGTAAGCACCCTTAACGGTGCTTCAGGCAACGTTTCAAACTCTTTCTCTGCTAATAACAGTATTGCTGGAACAGTAATTACTGTTAGCGGTAGTGGTACTAACAATGTAACATACAACTTTAGTTCAACTTCTGATAGGTCATTAAAGAAAGATATTAAGCCAGTTGATAAGGGTTTGTCTTTTGTTAACAGTTTAAACCCAGTAACATATTTATGGGATACTGAACATATTACTTTTGACAAAAAGGTTTATGGTTTAATTGCTAATGAAGTATTAGACTTAACAAAAGAAGAAAGTTCTTTAGTGTACACTAACCCTAATGGTGTATTTAAAGATAAGTTAGCTGTTGATTACCAATCTTTAGTTCCAGTATTAATTAAAGCAATACAAGAATTATCCGCTGAAGTAGAATTATTAAAATCAAAATTATGATTATCCGACAATTAACCCATGAAGAAGTAGTAAGCAATTGGTCTACTATTTCTGATCATTTAAACAAAGTACTTGAGCATAGTCAAGGAGAATCTACACTGACCGATTATCTAAGAAAAATACTCAATAACTTTGCTCAATGCTGGGGTGTTATTGAGGATAATAAAATTGTTGGTGTAGGTTTAACTGAATTTCTTCAGTATGCTCAACATACTACACTTCATATTATTGCTTTTAGTGGCAGTAACTTTGAAGAACAATCTAAAGTCTTTCCAACCGTAGAGCAGTTTGCTAAGGACAATGGTTGTAAAGCAATTGAACAATGGGGTAGACCCGGATGGGCCAAAGTACTACCTCAGTACGTCCCAGGATTTAAGCAAGCCTATGTGGTAATGCGAAAGGATTTAGAATGAAATTTAAGAATTACAAATTAACTAAGAAGTATGGTGGCGGTGGTGGTACCGTTTCTACTATTCCAGAGTGGGCTAAACCTTATTTAGAGAATGTAGGTAAAGCTGGTGAAGCTGCTTATTCTTCAGGTGACCTAAGTAGAGTAGCTGGTGCTACTGTTCTTCAAGAGAAAGCCTTTACAAAAGGTGCTGGTGCTATTGAGTCTGCTGCCACTTCAGGCGCAAGCGCTTTAGGTAGCCAACAACAGCGTTTAGCTGAATTAGCTTCTAAAGGTGCATACGATACCAAAGCTCTTAAAGATGCTGCCCTATTAGAAGCTGGTATGAAAACAGCTAAGCTAGGTCAAGATTATGGTGCTGCTGGTACACTAGGCTCAGCTCGTCAATCCGTTCAGCAAGGTGCTCAAAATGCTGCTACTGCTGCTGCAATGGCTAAGATTGATCAAGAAGCTGCTCAAAAAGCTTTTGAAAATAAAATGCTTGCTGAAAGAGGCATTGGTGAAAATGTTGGCGGTCAAAGTAAACTTGTCACAGATGCTACATCCAGTATTGCTAACCTTGGTAACCAACAAAGACAGATTGAACAACAAGGTCTTGATTCTACATGGCAAGGTTTACAACGTTATGCTTCTACAATCTATGGCAACCCTGCTCGTCAGCAAGCTATGGGAGGTAAGTAATTATGTCAGGTTCTTCTGGTCAACCAATTACAATTCAAATGCCTACTGATCAAGCTCAACAGCAACCTGTACAGCAACCTTCAATGAACCCTCAAGGTAAAGGTGCTGGCGGCCCACTACAACAACAACAAGCTCAAGTTGGAACACCTATTGTTCAGGGCAATACTTATTTAAAGCCTCAACAACCAGTAGCTAACAATCCTCAGGTACAACAACCTGTTCAAACTCAAACACCAAGTATTTGGCAAGGTTATTAAGGAGTCATTATGAATATGTATAAAGATGATCCTTGGGATTGGACTAAAGGCCAGCAATCAGCTACTGCACCATTGTCTGCTCAATTAAAACCTTCAATGGAACAACCTGGTGGTGCTGTTCAGCCTGGCCCTTTAACCCAACAATTAAGTGGGATGATGCTAGGTAAAGGTATTGATGCTACCGCTAAAGGTTTAGAAGCAGGATATAAAACTGCTACAGCTACTCAGGCACCTTTAGCTGCTACACCTGCTGCTAGTATGGTACCTTCTGCTGCTGCTGAAGGATTAGCTGCAAGTGGGCTACCAGGAGTTACAACTGCTGCTAGTATGGTTCCTGGTACATTAGCTACAGGAGCTGCCGCTGCTGACGCTGTAGGTACAGGTGCTGCATTAGGCGCTGGCGCTGAAGCTGGTGCAACAGGCGCTGCTATGGCAGGTGGTGAAGCTGCATTAGCTGCTATGGGTCCAGTAGGTTGGGCTATTGGTGCTGGCTTATTAGCCAAGAAACTAGGAATTTTCTAAGCAGATACTATGGGACCGCTATCAGCGAAACAACATAGAGAATATCTGAAGCTACAAGCTGACGAACAACGTAAAGAAAAAGCTTTTGCTTTAGATCAAGAACGTAAAAACCAATTATTTGGTATTAAACTACAGGAACAAGCGGCTAAGGCGTCCCAAAGTATCGGTCACAAAGAGGATGCACACAAAGCTAAAATGAAAGATATGGGTGTTCCTCCATTAAAAATTAACCGACAAAAGCTTGGTTTACCTTCTACAAATCCTTTAGCCGGGATGGAAGTATTTAAACAAGGTCAACATAAGCTATCTGAAGGTACTGATACTGTACCCGCAATGCTTACACCTGGTGAAGCTGTTATTCCTGAACCAGCTGCTCAAGACCCTAAGAATAAGAAAGCTATTAAACGTATGGTCAAAGAAGGTCGGGAAGCTAACCGTAAAAAGCTACGTGATGGTACAGTAAATATTGTTAAAACAGATTCATCAGTGCCTCGCCCAACTGCCGGTAACTATGGTGGAGTACCACAACAAGTTCAGCAAGCTGCTGGTTATATGGATGGTACTCAACGAGTTCCAGCATTTCCTTATGCGGACGGTACACCTGAAGTACCTAACGTATTAGGTGGCGTTATTGGTGTTGCACAATACGTTGATGGTGAGACTGAAGTACCACTACCTGATGTAGTAGTTACTCCAGTACCTATGCCTTCAGAAAGTACCGCTCAAGTAATTCCTCCAGCAGAAGTTCCTCCTGTAGAGGTTCCTCCTGTAGAGAAGCTTACTCCACAACAAATTGAAGCTAATGTAGCAAAGCCATTTGATATTCCTACTGATGATCAATCTCAAGCTGAAATCAATAGGCTGAGTGGTTATGAGTCAGACGCTGCTTGGGCAGAAACTCCTGCTGAAGAAAATAAAGTAATTCCAGTTGCACCAGGTGATATGAAAGCAGCTTCTTCTGCTTTACAAAGCCGTGTTAAGTCAATTGATGAATACATGAAAATGCAGGGCTATGATGATAGCGCACCTAAAGACGAAAAAGGTTTTATTGATTCATTCAAGAATGCCTTTACATTCTCTGGTGCTAAGGAAGCCTTAGGCTTAAATAACCAAGAGATTGCTCGCTTAGCTATCATGACTTTAGGTGGTCGTATCCGTGGTTATGATATGGGTCGCTCACTCGCTTTTGCTGGTAGACAAGCTTTTATGGAATCATCTAAGAGACAAGCTCAGGAAGATGCTGATCGTAAAGCAGCTATGCGTAATGCTGTTACAATGCGTCAACAAGATATTCGTCAAGAGATTGCCGATAAACGCGCAGAAGCTAAAGAGCAGCATGATAGATTTGTTGCACAAAATCAACGTGAGATTGCTGAAGCTAAAGAACGGTATCTTCGTGACCGTGATGATAAAAGATTTGCTCAACAAATGGCTTTGTTACAACAAAGTCAAGCTGCACAAGACGCACGTATGGCAGCTCAATTTGGTAATCAATGGCGTATGATGATTGCTCGTGAAGAACTTCGTGAGAATAATCCACAAAGACAAGCTGAACGTTATCAAAAATTAGTAGGCCAAACAGGCGATACTATTAACAGTATTCTTAATAGCCAGTTCGGTTCAGACACTCGTAAAGTGAGCACAGTAAGACAAGTGTTACCTACTGCTGGTGAAATGACTAATCAAGCTTATGGCTACTTTAGACGTAGTGGCTATAACGTTAATGATGTTGACTCTACTATGGCTATGAACAGTATTATGGCTATGGCTACAAGAGATATGGCTTCAGATGCTGCTGCAGGTAAGCTTTCTAAAGGTACAGCAGACATTACACCATATGTTGCTAAATATGTTATTCAATTCAGAACAGGTCTTGACTCTAGTTTATTTAAAGTAGATAACAACAAAGACATGAATCCTGAAAAGATTGTAAACTTGGAACAGCAAGCAATTGTAGGATCTGCTAGCCCTGAAGCTGCTCGTGCTAAATTAAATGCTTTAGCTATTGATTGGAAAAATAATGGTGCTAAATACCGTAAAGAATATTCCGGTAGTAGCAACGAATCTGCTTTCTATCAGTGGGCTAATAGTCAGCTATCAAAGCAAAACAAAAAGGAATCTAAATAATGGATATTCAGGAACAACTTAGAGCTATTGATGCTCAGTATTCCGCTAAAGAGCCTTTACCTGCAGGTATTATGGCTAAAGATGCGGATACAATGACTACATCAACTGGCGAAACAATCCGTTTAAAAGGAGTTAATGCGAGAGAAACCTCTAAGTTTCTTCCTGGAAAGAAAATTGAAGGTTCTCAGCTAGGTGCAGATACCCAAACAAAAGGTATGGAAAGCATTATCCGCGAAGGGTATGCTACACCTATTTTAACTGGTGAAAAAGATATTTATGGCCGACAGTTAGGCGATCTTACCAATGAAGCTGGTAAACGCCTTTCTGTTGAGGCTTTGCAACGTGGTATTATTGATCCGTATTACACTATGGATAAGGAGCAGCAAGGTGCTTTGTATCTTGGTGACCTAGAACGAGCTACACGCAGACAAAACAAAACCCCTTCTAAAGCTGATTTATTCTTAGAGCAATTAAATCAGGAACGTGGTCAATATGGATTACGTGCTAAAGAGTATACAACAACCGCTAAACAGTATGGTGCGTCTTTAGACGAATCAGGTAAGAGCGACTTCTTTGCTGGACCAGCTATTGTTCGTCCTGGTGAAACTAAAACTGGTGAGGCTGTATCTAATTGGGATACAGGTATTACTCAAGGTATGAAGAATACTGCAGCTGGTTTATACGGTGCCTTAGATTTACTTGCAACGAAGACAGGTTCAGAGTATTTAAACGAAATCTCTAAGACAAATTTAAATAGAATTAAGTCAGAAATGTCTGACCTACCTTACTTAAAAAGTGGTGAAGCTTTTAATGATAAGGGTGAATGGCAATTAAAGTCATTAGGTCAAGTACTAGACTATACTGTTGGTACTGCTGCTTCGTCTGCTCCTCAAATGGTTACGTCTTTACTTTCAGTAATGGCTTCCCCATTAACTTATGGCGCATCAATGAGCGTACCTGCTGCTATTTATACTGGTCAAGTATGGAATGAACAAAAAGACAAGAATGCTACTGCTGCTATTCTTTCAGGTATTACTCAAGCAGTTCTTGATAAAGTAGGTATTCAAGGTATTGGTGCTGCTGCTAGCTTAAATATTACTCGTAAAGCTACTCAAGATGCCGTTATTAAAGAGTTAGGTGCTAGAGGCATTGGTAAAGAAGCTGCCGAGCAAATGCTAGTTAAGGCTACTAAAGAATCAGTTAAAGATGTAACTGAAGCCATGAGAGCTGTTGCTTTAAAACAAGACCTGGGTCTAAAAGCAATTGGTAGAGCTACTGTAATGGGCGCTGCTTCCGAGGGCGTAACTGAAACACTTC